CTAATATTAAAGCTCCAAGCGCAGTAGCAGGTAGTGATTATGGTACATTCTCGGTAGTTGTACGACGAGTAGATTTAGATGGTACTATTCATTCAGCTAATACGCCTTACGCAAAATCAACTGATAAAGATTTAAGACCACATATAGTTGAACAATTCAATAACGTTACTTTAGATCCTAATTCTCCTAACTTTATAGCGAGAGTAATCGGTGATAGATATCAAGAAATCGATGCAAATGGAAAAGTAACTGTATTCGGTGATTATCCAAACTTATCACACCATATATGGGTAGAAGTACCTGAAGAAGTTAAAGATCAAGGTATATCGCCTGATTTAGTACCTTTTGGATTCGAAGCATTGAAAGAGCCACTACATAATAGTCACGGTAACTTACCAACTGCATCTTTTGTAGGTCACACTAACGCAGAGATACAACGAGGTATTACTAGTACACACTTTATAAAGAAAACTCAAATCGCTGATGATGTTTATAATAAAAATATCTTCTACGGTTTTGATTTCCAAGATACTGATAACTACAATTATTTACTTCCATTAAGTGATAATAGTGCAGTAGGTAACAATAAGCACTTTAACTTATCACAATGTAGTCAGCACCCTTCTGCATCATTAGATTCTGGAGCAGGAGACAGTATTACTCCTGATGGATCAACTATTAACTTATCAACTAAAAAGTTTATGGTTCCATTCCAAGGTGGATTCGACGGACTAAATCCTGCAAGATTTATTGCTAGAGATAGAAATATCGTTGCAAATAATATGCTTGGATTCGACTTATCGACTGCTGAAAAAGATGGATCTAAGGCATTCAAACGAGCTATAAACGCTGTATCTAATCCGGACGAGTACGATATTAACTTACTAGTTACTCCAGGTGTTAACCATAGATTACACTCGGTAATTACTACTCACGCAAAGAATACTTGTGAGAATCGTGGTGATGCACTTTATATTATGGATGCAGTAGGATATGATACAACTAATATTTCTACAGTAACTAATACAGTAAAATCATTTGATTCTAACTACGCAGCTACTTACTGGCCATGGGTTAAGATATTAGATACTGATAAAAATAAACCAGTATGGGTACCACCTTCAACAGTAATGGCAGGTGTAATATCTAAAAACGACCAAGTAGCATTCGAATGGTTTGCTCCAGCAGGTCTTAACAGAGGTATTCTAACTGAAGCAATTGATGTACCGACAAGATTAACACATGCAGAAAGAGATGATTTATATGAAGGTAGAGTAAATCCTATCGCAACTTTCAAAGAAGGAATTTGTATATGGGGTCAGAAAACTCTACAAGCTAAACCATCTGCATTAGATAGAATTAACGTAAGAAGATTATTGATAGCAGCGAAGAAATTTATTGCATCAGCAACTAAATTCCTAGTATTTGAAAATAATACTTCTGCAACTAGACAAAGATTCTTAAATATAGCTAATCCTTACTTCGAAAGCGTTCAACAAAGACAAGGTCTTTACGCTTACAAAGTAATAATGGATGCAACGAATAATACTCCAGATGTAATTGATAGAAATCAAATGATCGGTGAGATATTCTTACAACCAGCTAAATCAGCAGAATTTATTATACTAGACTTTAATATTTTACCAACAGGAGCGGTATTCCCTGAATAATAGAGAAAAAAAGGATACTTTTTATATAACTACATACTTATATATGTAGAAACAGAATAAACGAGGAGAACAAATGGCACAACTAATCGACCCAACTGAAGCAATGTTCACGGCATTTGAGCCGAAAACGCAGAATAGGTTTATCATGTATATAGATGGTATACCTGCATATCTAATTAAAAAAATCGACAGACCATCAATTACTTTTGGTGAAGTTACGCTTGATCACATTAACGTGAAAAGAAAACTGAAAGGAAAAGCTGATTGGGGTTCTATAACATGTGACTTATATGATCCAGTAGTACCATCTGCAGCACAGGCAGTAATGGAATGGGTTAGATTATCACACGAATCTGTTACTGGTCGAGACGGATATGCTGATTTCTACAAAAAAGACATTACTTTTAATGTATTAGGTCCTGTAGGTGACAAAGTCGAAGAATGGACATTGAAAGGCGCTTATGTACAATCAACTGCTAAAGGTAGTTTAGATTGGAGTACAGATTCAGCGTTAATGCTTTCAATTACTATAGCATACGACTACGCAATCTTACAGTTCTAATATATTATTAGACGTATATATTAAATTAAATAGAGGAAAAAAGTTATGAGCGAAAACAATAAAGTTACAGCTAAACAAGACGAAAAAAAGAAATTTCCAACCGAATTTATAGATCTTCCAAGCAAGGGGTGGTTTTATCCAGAAGGCCACCCTTTAGCTTCAGGTCAAGTAGAATTAAAATACATGACCGCAAAGGAAGAAGATATTCTAACTTCAGCAAATCTTATTAGACAAGGTAAAGTAATTGATACGTTAATCAATGCTTTATTAGTAACGCCAGTATCATATGATGATATATTAGTTGGTGATAAAAATGCTATTATGATTGCTGCTAGAATTCTTGGATATGGTAAAGATTATGATATCGATATGCCTTGTCCTAAATGTGGGGAAGTAAACAAACTAACTATAGATTTAACTGGTCTTAACAATAAAGAGATAGACTTTAATAGCTTTAAGAAAAATAGTAATACTATGGACTTTGAGTTACCATTAAGTAAGCGTAATATCACTTTTAAGTTAATGACTGGAGGAGATGAAAAATCTATAGAAAGTGAAATGAAAGGTCTTGCAAAGTTCGCAAATAAAAAAGGTCCAGGTAAAAATCTAACAACTAGATTAAAACATCAGATTATAGCAGTTGACGGTAATGCAGATACTAAGGTAATTAGAGAATTTGTAGATAATGATTTATTTGCTCAAGATTCATTAGCATTAAGAAATCATATGAGAGAAGCGGCACCTGATGTATTAACTAAATTCAACTTCGAATGCGAAGCTTGTGGATATACGGAGAGTGTCGATATGCCAATCGACGCCGGCTTTTTTTGGCCTAGCTCCGAAGCATAGACCTTTAATACACGAAGAAGTCTTCATGTTATGTTATTATGGTAAAGGTGGCTTTACTCATAATGAGGTTTATAATATGCCTAGATATCTACGTGAATTCTATCTCAAACAAATCCAAAAGATAAATACTGAACGTGCTGAGGAACAGAAAAAGTCTCAGAACCACCAGAGTGGTAAATCTGAAATATTCGGACCCCCTCAAGTAAAACAGTAGGTTTTCTAGGTATTTCATATTTATATATGTGAAACTATGTAAAGGGAGTACTATGGAAAAATCAAAAAAATATAAAGTAAACGAAGGTGCATTTAGCTGGCTTCTAAAAACTCTTATAGGTAAGGATAATGCAGCGAAACTCCTTTACTATAAACGAGTTAAAACTGATCCTAAGTTATATAAAATGTCTAAAGATTTAGAAAAAAGAGTTCAAGCTCTTAATAAATCATTAGAAGATTCTCATTATAACGATCCATTATTCGACAAAGATGAATTAAAAAGACTTCGTCGAGGTATATAGTAGAAGCATATGGCTAAAAAAAGAGCAAATCAAGGAAGACGTGTAGTCAGCCCTTTAGCTGCTAGTGATGCGGAGTACACTGGACCATCATCAGCTGATATGAAAGCTGAACTGGATTTCTATGGTAAAAAGCGTGAACAATTAGTCGATATATCTACAGAGATGGAGAATATATTTAGTCTCCAACAAACACAACGTCGTGAAGCTGATCAAATGTATGGTATCGAGAAAAAATTACTCGATAACATGGGATTCATGGCTAACCAAGTAAAAATTGTTGCATTACAAAAAGAAGCTCTTAAAAAATTATCTTTAGAAGATGCTAATATAATAAAAAATACTATATCTGATTATGAAACTTATAATCAAGAGGCTGCTCAAGTTACTAAAAAAACTAAAGAACTTTTAGATTTCAGAAAAAAGACGGTTCCATTTGAAGATAAGATCTTAAGTATTCAATCGGAATTAAAAATATTAAATACTACTGCTATAAAAGATCTTACTGACCAACAAAAAGCTAGAATAAAAGATCTTCAAACAATGGATAAGCAGTACCAAGCTTTATCCAAACAAGAACAAATGAATCAACGTATCGAAAAGATACAAGGTAGTATAACCGATTTGATGGAAAATCAAGGTGGAGCAGCTAGTCAGATATTTACTACTCTAAAAGATATAGTAACTAATCCATTAACTTTATTTACAGGGCTTTTAGCCGTAGGTTTACAAAGATTCGAAACTATGCGACAGCGTGGTAACGAATTAGCAGAGGAGTTAGATAGAGTTAACAAGAAACTTGCAGGTGCAGGACCATTCCAAGATAAAATTTTAGCTAAGGCTGAACTTATAAAAAAGCGATTCTATGATATGGGTGAAGGCTTTAGTTCAAGTTTGGAAGGTTCAGTAGATGCTATAGTCGCGTTAGAGGACTCGTTCGGAAGAATAGATTATATTTCAGGAGACCTAGTAAAAACTATGGCTGAACTAAAACTATCGATTGGTTTAAGTGATGAAGAGTCAGCTAAAGTTCTAGATAACTTCTCTATAGTAGGTGGTCTTACTGATGACGCAGCTGTAAATATGACTAACCTGACATATCAAATGTCGGAACAAGCTGGATTAAATCCTCAAGTTATATTTCAAGATATTGCTTCTGCATCAGGAGATACCCTAGCATCATTTAGTGGATCAGCTGACGAGTTAGCTAAATCGGCTGTAACTGCTAGACGGTTAGGACTAACATTAGACGATATGGCTAAAGTATCAGCAAGTCTACTTGATTTTGAAACATCGATTGAAAAAGAGATGGAAGCTCAACTTATTACTGGTATAGATCTTAACCTACAGAAAGCGAGAATGCTTGCAATGCAAGGCGACGAAGCTGGTGCAATGGAAGAGGTTATGAGACAAGTTGGTGGGTTAGATAAATTTAATAAAATGGCACCTCATCAACAACGAGCTCTAGCAGAGGCTGTAGGACTTACAGTAGGTCAGCTACAAAAATCGACTGCTCAAAGGGAACGAGAAGCTAGACATGCTCAAATGAAACAAGATCTTGTACAAAAGCAGTTTGATCTAGCAGAAAAAGCATTACCTATGCTAAATAAATTAGATGTTGGTTTAGGTGTAATGGAACGAATAGCTAAAGTTATTGGAGATTTATTTTTAGACGTTTTCGGTGTCGGATTAAAAGATTTAGAAAAATCATTCTTTAAGTTTTTAGAATCTCCAGCTTTTAAGACTGGATTTAAGAATTTATTATTTACTATAAAAGGTATAATAATCGGTATAAAAGATGCGGTGATGGGTGTAGCATCATTTATTGATAAACTATCAGGAGGTGCTATTGGTGGGTTCTTAAAGAACTTCGCATCTAAGGATTTTTCTGGAAGTTATGGAAAAGCTGAAGGAGTTGGACAGACTATAGGTAAAGGAATAGCAGCTTTGCTAGGTGCTAAACTTTTACTAGGTTCTAGCCCATTAACACCGATGTATGTATCTATGGGTCCAGGTGGCATGATGAAAAATATGTTCGGAAAAGTAGGTGACCTATTTAAGACAGGAAAGTTTTATAAAGGTGGTCAATTTATGCCGGGCGGAGGAAGAGCGGCTGCAGGTGGTCAATACGGTGGAGCTGGTTTAATGCAAACTGCAGGAGCTAAATTATTCGGCGGAGCTAAAGTAACTGGTATGGGTGGACTAAGTACATCAGCTGGTGCTGCTCTAGGAGGTGGTTTAGTTGGAGGAGCTATCCTAGCAAAAAGTATTTACGATGTTGCTACTATGGATAGAGCAGCTACTGATACACAAAGAAAAGGAGCTAACGCAAGAATGGCAGGTGCAGGTTTAGGTGCTGCTATTGGAACTGCAATTTTACCTGGTATTGGTACAGGGGTTGGAGCAGCTATCGGATATATAGGAGGGTACTTAACTGAAAAAACAGGTGTATTCGATGATGATCTTGATACTGCAAGAAAAAATCTTATTCGTAACCAAGAGCATGCCAATAAAATGGATCAAGTCGAAAGAAATAAACTTCTTATAGCTGAACAAAAACATCACGGTATAATAAATCAAAGTTTTCTAGAGTTATCAGGTGGTACTAACGATCTTACTAAAGAAGGTCTTGGTACATTCAAGAAAAAAATGATAGATGCTGGGTATGTAACCGAAAAACAATGGAACACTGCAGTTTCAAATGGTGCATCTGCTCAGGATCTTCTAAATCTAGCTACCAATAGCGCTACAACTAAACTTCATGACTTTGCTACTGAAACTCAAAACAATATAGACAAACTTAAAGCACAGGCAGGATTTCATGAAAGACAGGCTGACATCGATATGAAACAGCTTACAGCTGAAAGTATATCAGGTATAACTAAAGACGACATTAGAGCAATAGTATCAGAACGAGGAGCGATAAGTGATTATAACTTATTAACTGCCTCTTATGGTTCTCAAACTGATGCATTAGACTCTGACAAGAAAGATGAATATATAGATATAGTTCAAGATCTTATTAAAGGTCAGACCGGGTTAACTGTAGACGCTGGAAAAATTGAAGCAGCTCTAAAAGTAGCAGCTAATAAAGAAAGCGTTTATTATAGCTCACAACAAAAAACTTCAGATATTATTGAAGATGTTCTAGGAAGTTTAGAAAAAACTATAACAACTGAAGTTACTGAAATGGCCAATGCTAACCAAATAATTGAAAATACTATTAAAGAAAAAGTTTACAACGAAAGGAAGATCGAAGACGCTATCGGTGAAGGTGCTGATGGTACCAAAGTTGTAAAAACTCAAGAAGTAACTAACAAAGCGCTTGGTGGAATTCTAGCTGGCGGTGGCGTCTTATACGGACCATCACATGCTGGTGGAGGAATACCAACTAGATTTGGTGAATTGGAAGGTGGTGAAGCAGTTATAAATAAAAAATCAACTGCTATGTACAGTGATATACTATCAGCAATAAACGAAGCAGGGGGTGGTAAAAGATTTCATAAAGGTGGTATGTTAGAAGGTGCTGACGGAATGTCGTATCCAACTGGTCATTACGATTTACTAGGACATGCAATGACCAAGTTGGAAAAGGGAGGAAATCGATACAGTTTTACAGGTAATTCCAGATCAGATAATTCTATGAACAAACTAATAGATCAAGGAAAATTTGCTTACTCCCCTGAAACAGGTACATTCAAAAAAATGAAGCTTTCCGCGGATGAAATGGAAAATATAGAAATGCGAGCATTGTTGTCAGAAACGACAAGTTCTGCAAAAAAGAAGCTTGGTCTTAAAACGATTCCTAAATTCATCGACTCAACTGGTCGAATTCCAATTAAGTTTGGTGGAACTGGAAAAGCACTTTACAGTGGATATAAAGTTCTTTCAGGTCAAGAAAGTGTAAAAGGCTTACTATCCGATGGAGCATATGATACACCTCCTGAAAATGCACTTGAAGCAGTACTGGATAATAACTATGTAAGAAATACAGTAGGTGCTATGGAAGCTACAGCAGGTACTCAATATCTAGTAAATAAAGGATTACAGAAATTCGGTTATGGTGCACTTAAGTTTATGCCTAAAGTTCTAGGAAGAATGGTACCAGGGTTAGGATGGGCACTACTTGCTTATGATGTTTACAAATTAGTTAAATGGGGTATGTCTAATAGTATACCATTCAAAATTCCTGAATCATTAAGAGCTGATCCTGAGACGTTAGAAAAAAATAAAGCTGCAACTCTCAAAGCAGCTAAAGAACAGCTTACTATCGATAAGATACTTAAAAACTCGGGACCAACGCTTAATCCGCAAATTCCTATCGGGCCCGACGGTACCGGTGGAAATATGTACGGACTAGGAGGAGTAACACCGAATTCTCCAATTAAACAAGTAGGTGATATGATTCTGACAAAAGATGGTCAGATGATACAAACACACGAAGATGATAACCTTATCGCTAAAAAAGGTGGAATAACACAAAAACCAGCTGGTGGTGGTAAGAGTAGAGTAGAAGAACTACTTGAACAACTAATTATGGTAACAAGAGAAAGCGGGGATGTATACATGGATGGATCTAAAGTCTCTGCAGTAATAAATTCAGCAAATTATAACGCATAATGGATATAGAATTAAACATACCAGATGAAATTAACTTACCAGGACCTTTAACTGGTAGGCATGAAAATAGTGATATATCTGTATTATCATTTGCGTCATTTAGTACTCGAATGAAATCTGATATAGCTCCTATGTCATTTTCTAGCTTTACAACTAGAATGAAATCAGATATAGCTCCTATAGCTTTTAGTAGTTTTGTAACTCGAATGAAATCAGACGTTGCACCGATTGCTTTTAGCAATTTTACTACTCGAATGAAATCCGACGTATTTCCTATACCGTTTGCAAACTTTTCAACTCGAATGAAATCTGATATTCCAACTTTATCTAGTTTATCTTTCACTACAAAGTTTCAATCTGATATATCTCCAATGCAGTCTATATTAGGATCTAATAACTTGCAATCAGATACTTCGATTATAAGTCAAGCGCAAGGAAGCAATAATTTACAATCCAACACTGCTCCATTAACACCTTCTATCGGATCAAATAATCTAAAATCCGATACTGCTCCAATATCCCCGATACAAGGTGTAAATAATCTAAAATCAGATACGGCACCGATAACTCCTGCTCAAGGGATAAATAATCTAAAATCAGATACTGCTCCAATAAATCAACCTCAAGGAGTAAACAATCTTAAATCGGATACTGCACCGTTAGGATCATCTCTAGGAGCTAACAACGTAAAATCCGATACTGCTCCATTAAATAGTACTCTAGGAGCAAATAATATTAAATCAGATACAGCTCCTTTAGGATCTACTCTTGGTGCAAATAATTTGCAATCTGATACTGCACCAATAGGATCAACTCTTGGTAGTAACAATCTTAAATCTGATACTGCACCTATAGGTTCAATACTTGGAGCTAACAATAATAATAGTACGACAGCTCCTATTATATCAGTATTAGGAAATAACAACAATACAAGTACTACAGCACCTTTAACTTCAACTTTAGGTGCAAATAACAATGCAAGTGATACTGCTCCACAAACAAGTATTCTTGGTTCTAACAATAATAATAGTACAACTGCTCCACAGACTAGTATATTAGGTGGAAATAATAATAGCAGTACAACAGCACCACAAAATTCAGTACTAGGAGGTAATAATAACTCGAGTACAACAGCTCCTCAAACTTCGGTACTAGGCGCTAATAATAATTCAAGTGATACATCCCCTATAAACTCTACTCTTACAGGTAGATTCGATACAAGCGATATTGCTCCAATAGTTTCACAGCTTACAGGTAGATTTGATTCTTCAGATACTGCACCAGTAATATCCACATTAACGGGAAGATTTGAATCATCTGATACAGCTCCTGCAATATCAGTACTTACAGGTAGACATGAATCATCTGATACTGCACCACTAACATCAGTATTATCAGGTAGGTTCGAATCATCAGATACTGCTCCTATAATATCAACACTATCCGGGCGATTTGAATCATCTGACACTGCACCTATTATATCTACTTTAACAGGTAGACATGATAGCTCAGATACTGCACCGTTAACTTCGATATTAACTGGGAGACATGATTCATCGGATACAGCTCCAATTATATCGACATTAACAGGTAGACATGAATCGTCTGATATTAGTACCACATTTGAAACAAGTCGATTAGCTGATACGTTCGTTGCTATAACTAACGATCAAATAAATGAAGGTGTAAATTTTATAGATATTCCTAATTTAGCAGCAGAAGGATTTACGCCAAAATTCGATACAGGAGATGCAAGTAAATTCCAAGGCATATCTGGCCAAGAATATAATTACCCAGATCCTTTTGGATTAGGTCAAGGCTTAATCGGTAATAGTTTATTTACTAACCCGAACCCTACTCCATACACAACACCTTTATTTCCTGATGGTTTCGTACAAAATCAATCTATAGAAGAATCTCAATTTAGTCTTGAGAGTTTTGCTGGAGGAGGAAAAATAGGTTTAGGAACTGAAGGATTCAAGCATGCAACATTCGGAGGAGTTCAAGGTCAAGTTCCTGTAATGGGTAATAATCCAACCGGTGTTGGACAGTTTTTATCAGGAGGAGAAACATCAGGTGATATAGGAATCGTTGATGCATTTGATGATACAACATCAGGCGCAAAAGGATTTACTCCTAATATGTTTGATCTTGGATTACCAAAAACACAATTTAACGGTGTAGCAGGTACACCAGGTTCATTAACTTACGAGTATCCTACAGATGTAGGTCCTGCTGGAGTAGGTAGGTTAATGTATGATGTTCCATTTTCAGATGCTGGTAATCCTTTCGGAGGGGAGTATATTTCTTCTTTAGCTCAACAAATTCCTATCAATCCTTTGATTACTATAAATAAAGATGTAGGAACGGATCCAGTAGATTATAATTTTTATAATGCTAATCCTGATAGACTTCACTTTAATGAGGGTAATAAATATAAAGACAGTTTAACTAACTTCGAAGCAGATATAGAACTTAACGGTTCTCATCCTAAAAGTATCCTAGCTAATTTTGCAGCTAGGGAACATTCACCATCGCCGTTAGATAATATGAAAGTTTTAATTCCAAGTAACACCGGACCAACTGGTGAGTCGGACATTACAGCTGAATATACTTCAATGGATGGTTACCCTAACTATAATACTCAAAACTTATCATACGCTGACGCAGGTGTACTAAATCAACGACAAGGATTCGTAAGAAACGAGCTTTTTGAAAGATCTTATGATCCCTCTCTAGATGGCACATATGGTCACGATTTAAGTTTTGGTGGAACAGGTGACGATCCAAAAGGATTAAAAAGTTATACTGAACCGCATATAATAAGAGAAATTGGAAAAAAATGGAATGGTTCAGAAAGCGAAGGAATGCCATTTGACGAAGGTGCTTTTAGAGGAGGATTCTTAACTTTAGGTAACAGAGCTTTATTAGATGTAGTAAGAAATACTAAACATATAATAGAAGATCCAATCAAAGGATTGTTATGGGGACTTAAAAATATTGGGTTACAGGCAAGTAATCCTAAGGTTGAAACTGAAATGTTTTTCTTAGGAAGACGTACTAGAGTATTTAATCTAGGTATTGGACTTCTTGCTAATATGTTAACAGGTCCATTCGGAATTAAGTTGTATAGACATGGATTACTAAATGGTATAGGTGAAGAAGATGCAACATATGAAGCAGCAGTAAAAGCACATGGAGGTATTTCACCGTACGATCCTGATAGACTAACTGCAGGTGGAGGTGTAGGTAAAGGAGGAGGTAATCGATTAGTTCAGTTGAAAGAAGAATTAGATATGTTTGGAGGAGGATCACCTGGAGGTGCGGGAGGATTCTTAGGTCTAGGTAATCTATTCGGATTCAAAGGTCAAAAAATTGATATGCTTTCCGATAATCTCGGTGGACCTAAATCGTTGTATGGCATAGGTGCTACAACTATTAGACGATACGAAAATACGACGCAACATAACTCAGGTGATCCGTTTATAGAAGAAAATAATGTTATGGTTGACGGTAGAAGCTCTCTACTAGCTAAATACATTACTTTAGGTCATGGTGGACTTGAAACTATGGCAGAGCTTACAGATAGTAATCCATATAAAGCACACGACTTTAGAGATAAGCTTGAAAAGACTGATAACGATAATTTAAGTACTTATGATGGTTCGACGTTTCCTTATGATAAGTTTAGTAGAGAAGCTAAATTTGGGTATAGTTCATATACTCACGAAAGAGATCGAACTTTGTTACCTAAAAACGGTGAATCTCAAAAATTTAGATTAGATCATGGAATAGACGAATACATAGATTTCGATAAAGGTTATGAAGACGAATATACTGATGAAGTAGATGGCAAGAGAGATTTTATTAAACTAATGATCGAAGATATACCTACTAGTAAAGGTGATGCAAAAAAAATAGTTCGATTTACATCATATTTATCAGAAATATCTGATACAATTACTCCTAGCTGGGAAAAGAATAGTTATGTAGGTAGACCTGATCAAGTTCATTCATACAGCGGTGCATCGAGAGAATTTACTTTTACACTTAAATTCGCTGCACTTTCTCAGATTAGTATGATACCTATGTATAAGAAGATAAATTATTTATATGGGTTAGCATATCCCCATTATGACTCTACTATACCTGGACAAGCAGTAAGAGAAACGATGCTTGCTCCGTTAATTAAATTAACAGTAGGAGATTGGATGTATAGAGCGCCTGGTTATTTTACTAGTATTGCTACTACTATTGATAACGACTATCCTTGGGAAATAAATCTTCAGAAAGAAGAATTGCAAATAGCACAACTACCTCAAGTTGTATCAGTAGGATTATCGTTTACAGTAATAGGAGATGGTCCACATATGAGTAGTGTATTCGGAAACAAAAATCAAAATTTAGCTGGTATTCATATCGGTGGAGGGGTTTCACCTGAAACAGCTGACGGGAAGTTCTTTAATGAATTACCACTAGAATAAGGGAAGTTATGCAAAGATATTTATACAACAAAGAAAAAAAATATGAAGATACTCACCAAGATGATTTGCATTTCGGTGAAATAGGATTGACTACAAATATCTTACCAGAGATAGTTAGAAATCCAAGCGATACAGTTATAACTGCAACATCTGTAGATAGATTAGATTTGTTAGCACAAAGATTCTACAACGATAGAACTCTATGGTGGGTCATTGCACTTGCAAATAAATTACCTGGAGATAGTTTATTTATAGATCCTGGAACTCAATTATTTATTCCAAGAAACACAGCAAATATTGTAAATGATCTAAAAAGAAAAAACAACGAGCGGAGTTAATATATGGCAGGTGTAGGAGACGCGAAAGCTCGTAAGTATGTTATTGATGAACTTATCCGTAGAACGTCAGGGCTATCAGCTAAACGGAGACTCCCTAACTCTAAAGTTGAAGGAGATATAGAAGCTCTAAATGCTTGGCATAATATGAAAACGCCTTGGATTAGAATGGTAAGTAATGCAGTTCCTAAAACACCTTCAGAAGCTGGCGTAGATGCAAGCGCATATGCAGAATTTGAAGAAGCGAAAGAATTATTCGGCGGCATTGCTCCTAGCGCGAATACAAGATTTAATCATGTTTTATTCGGAGGTGTAGGTCAGGTTCAAGGTGTAACCGATAAAGGAGTAGATATAGGTTTAGCTAGAAATTTCGAACAGAATTATATAAATCCATTTTTTTATGCTGCTGATAACGAGGTTAGAGGTGTCAAAGAATCTGAAAATAGGTTAAGACCTGGTCCAGGTATTACTGCGTTAGATGTGACATTCAAAGGTGATATGGGAGCACTTAAAAAAGCGGTAGTAAATTTCAAATGCCATACTCTAGCTGATTTAGAACGAATGGAAAAATTTTATATGTATCCTGGTATCAAGGTTCTTGTCGAGTGGGGATGGTCATGTAATACGGCAGGAACTGATTTTGCAAGTCAAAAAATAACAGGAGTTCCTTACCTTGACGACACACTTAAAAATCCAGCTAAGGTTTATGCAGAAATACAAGAACAAAGGAAACTCTCTGGTGGTACTTACGACGCGTTATTTGGTACTATAGTAAATTTTAGTTGGACCATAAATAGAGATAAATCATTTGACTGTACAACAACGATATCTGATATAGGTGATAGTATTTTTACTGCAAATGTAAATACACCATTTCATGCTAAATTTATGGAAGGAATCGAAGACGACGGTCAAGTTGATGGAGGATTTACTTTATCTACTGCTTTAAGTGTAATACAGAAAAAATTGCAAAGTCAAGGAGATACGAATAGTATAGAAGATTTTGAAATTCCGTTTAGTAAATCGATCGGACCCCTAAAAGGTAAATTTTTTCGAATATATAATGGAGATACCTCTAAAGCATCAGAAGACAATAAAAAGCATAGAAATAAATTTTTGTATATAAGGTTTGGAGACATAGTAGATAGATTATGTAATAAATTATATTGTTTAACTTCGGAACATACCAGAGCTGAAGCAACTAATAGTGATCAAGTAGTTCCGGCTATAGCTATGTTGTCTATAGGAGGTACCCAAGATCAAATGGATACAGGTTTGAGTGATGCATCACTAGCAACTGCTACTAATCCTGAAGACGAAGATGATAGTGATGCAGGAGATACAATCTTAAAGCCGATAGCATGTATAACAAATCATCGAAATTTATTATCGGCTGATCCTAATGTTTGTATGCTTCCTAATCAGATTGGAACTAACAATGATTATGATGTTCTTGGAGCTAAAAGTACAAGAGTAAAAACATATGTGCCAACGGGGCTAGCAGGCTCAGGGTGTGATTTTAATGTACCGAAAGAGTTAGGAACTTCTGTAGCAGGTAGGGAGTATACTAGATCAGGAGAATTCGGTGCAGGATTTCTCGCGAACATATTTGTAGAAATAAATGTTTTAACAGAAGCAGCAGAAAATGCAAACTCTCTAGGTGATTTCTTAAACGCATGTACTGCGGCAATCAATAAAGCTTGCGCTGATGTATGGGCTTTTCAATGGAGAATGAGTGATGACCATCCTGGGTATATGACTTGTATCGATAGAAACTTTAGCTGGTCAGGTAAAGTCGAAGCACTTGAGTTTGGAGTAGATAATTTATCTAGCCTAGTAAAATCATTATCTATGAAATCTTCTATTAGTAGTCAGATGGTTAATCATTTATATATTGCAGCTAATTCACCATTTACAGGTGCTGAGGTAACAAAAGGTGAACTATCTAATAAAAATATTATTCCATTAGATGTAGATTTTGAAATCGATGGGATATCGGGATTGCAGTTTGGAACAACTTTAGGGATAGATTATTTACCGAAAAGGTATAGATCTCAGACGTATTTATTTGCAAAGCAAATCCAACACAGTATAACTCCTAGCAACTGGTCAACAACTATTACTGCAGGATTTAGGTGGGCCCCTAAAGAGCAATCGTTAATGAAAATTAAGTTGGGACTAATTCCTGGTCTAATACCTGAAGTTGGTATAACTCCAGACGATCTCTACACCAAGTTAATTGAAGAGGAGCTAGATAAAGGAAAAGGAGAAAATTTTGAGAAGAGTGGGACAGGAAAAATTACCACAGGAAAAATACCGGGTAGTATGTTTGAATCACTTGAAAGTCAAGGATTAACGATGGGAGGTGATGGAGTTGATCCAGAGTTAGGAATAGAGGTTGAAACTGATAAGAATACGCAGGAAGCAATAGAAGATCTAATCGATAGAATGTCACAGTTAATGGGTACTATTTACTATACAGGAGGTACTATCGATGAGGTAAATGATGCTAATTCGACTCTAAATAAAATTATCTACTATTCAGAAGCCGATGGAACTCCTGTACCTAAATCTGAAAAAGCAGCAGCCGCTAAACCATTAGCACAAAAAGTAATTAAAAGAAGAACGCAAAATTATGATCCAATTAAAGTTGGACTTGGAACTAGTAATACTGATATAGATAGTCAAGGTAATCAGCAAGCAGCTCCTGTGGGCGGTTACAAGGTGCCACTAGCGCGTATTGATTAGAGGAGTTATATGTATACACCAAGTTTTATAAAACGAGAAAATCAATACTCACCAGGCGGGCAATATATGCTAGCAGGTGAAGAGTATGTAGGGTATTATAATGTTACTGTTCAAGGTCCGTATACAGGTAGAGTATTTGATCCCAAAGAATCTCCTTTATTACCTCTAAAAACTGTTTTCAATAAACAATCACAAACATACAGTAATCTAGCTGACGGGCAAGGTTATATAACTGATCTAGATTTCGATGATCCATTATACAGTATTATTGAACCAACTATAGAAGATATAAAAAGAGGATTTTTCTTAAGATACTTTATTCAGCAGCGAAACGATAAACGAGCAAGAATTCGTGAACTTGACAAAAAACAGTACGATACAGTTTTTGATGCAACCTCAGGAATTAACCCTAATTTATATAAGTCAGTAATCTTACGATGGAAAATAGGTGGTCCTGAGTTTGATAAAAAAGACGGAGATATAATTGTCAAGCCTGGTGTAAGAGATACTAATCAAAGAACTTTATTAGAAAAAGAGAATTTGATGACCGGTATATTTGCTTTACTACGAAATCGATTAGCTCAATATAGCCCTTATGCAATAGACGGACGAAAATCAAACACCGACTTAAAGTTGTAAATCTGAACTTTTTTTCCTATATTAGACTAAAGAAAGTTCCGAATGATAGTAGAATCTAGAAAGACTATAGCTAAAATTTTTGATTTATCTCAAACACAGACTGAGATTTACGTTATACCTATATTCTCTGATCTCTATAAGCATCCTAGTGAAAATACTCTTTCTTTAGTTTATCTTGCATCGAAAACTAAGGATTATATTATACCTATAAACCATCCCGACTCAGATATACAATTTACAATAAAACAGGTAGAAGGTATACTATCAAAATTTAGTTATATATTTGTATACGATAAAAAAGAG